GTTCTGGACGATAAGCCAAACAAGTACAATATGTCATTCCCTGACAAGAAGGACATGACTTGGTATCAGGTAGTTGACCCAGCCTTTGCTCGTAACTACGTAGCACTATGGGCTGGTGTAACAGAACAGGGTGAAATATACATCCGCAAGGAGTTCCCTGACCGAGCTACATACGGCGAATGGGCATTGTTCGGTGACCCCAAGTGGAGATACGGACCAGCAGCAAAGAAGATTGGACTGGACGTTGAGGGTTACGCAGAACTTTTCAAGGAGATAGAAGATGACTTGGGCATAGAGGTCATGGAGCGAATCGGGGATTCACGTTTCTTTGCCAAAGAGAATGAGAACAATGTGGACTTATTTACAAGATTTTATGACTACGGAATGAACTTTATACCTTCCGATGGTCAACAAGAACAAATTGGTTGTACCGCTCTGGACGAATGGTTCAACTACAATCCAAACTACGATATTGATGAAGCTAATCGCCCTCGTTGCTACATACACAAGGAATGCGAGAATCTTATTGACAGTATCATTAACTATAATTCAGCAGGTAAATCAGACGAAGCACTCAAGGACTTCTTTGATATTCTTAGGTATCTAAGAATGTCCAATGGAGGAATGGGTCCTGATTACTTTACAGAAAACAACATGTACGTCACAAATCGTGGCACAGGAGGTTACTAATGCCAAAGAAAAAACTAACTAAGATAGCAGAAGAACAGGAAGTAGAGTTCGATGAGGCTATGCAAATAGCACAGGAAAAATTACCAGAGGGTAGTTTAACTGGTCGTGGACGCAATACTTGGGTCACAGAAGAAGGAACAAAGATTCTGGAGGACGCTTTGATGATTGATGAAATCATCCCGAAGCATTTCAAGGGATTAGTCCTGAGTGAATGCCCCAATCCAAAGTACATAAGTGTTCTGCACCCAGAACTGCGTAAACGTGTAAATGTTCTTATACCTCGCAAGTGGCAGGGTAAACTAGTAAAGAAGGTAATTATCTTTGAGGCTATCGAGGATATTAATGGAGTCAGTTACAGATATGTCAGCAAGTGAAGAACTAACCCTGGACCGTGATTGGTGCAGAGAACAGAGTGATAGATTTGCTGCATGGGAAGTGTTTCGCAGGACAATCTTGCACGAAACGTCCGTACCAATGACTAATGGTCAGCTATGTGATACAATAGGCATATCTTCGAGTTATACTATCCGTTTACTCAAATCTTTACAAAAAAGACTACAAGCCGAAAATGCAGAATGATATAGTTTCTGAGTCACTTACTTACGTTAGTGATGAACCCGATATTAAAACACTCCAGTACGCCTATGACCAAACGGTTACGGAGTTGGAGTCATATTTTGACCTTTGTCGTACATCCTACGATGACCGCCGTAACTGGTGGGCTGGCAAAAGTCGTGACCACCGCAAGCACGGAGCGGATGCGTTCCCTTGGGAAGGTGCGTCAGATATGGAGTGCCACGTTATTGATGAGCGTATTACACGCCTTGTATCATTGTTTATGGCTTCACTCAATAGAGCGAATGTTAAGGCTTTCCCTGTGGAAAGTAGTGACATTGCGAGAAGCCGTCTCGTATCGGGATTCTTGAAGTGGATGGTTAGTTCGGGTTACATCCCTCGTTTCTACCGTGAGATGGAGCTTGGAGCCAACTATTTGCTTGAGAGAGGTATTTTAATTACTTACATTGGATGGCAGCGTGAGGACCGTAGATTCCTGCAACAACTTGACCTGAATCAGATTGCTCAGATGAGTCCAGAGGTTGCTGATGCTATTACAAGCGGAGAGATGGATGACGAGTTAGTTGTCCTCATAGGTAATGTTTTTCCTGGTACTACCCCTAAACGTGCTAAAAAAGCTATCAAAGAATTACGCAAAAAAGGATTAGCTGAATTGCCTATCGTTCGTAGACAGGTAAATGCACCCGATGTTAAAACATTAGCACCTGATGGTGATTTCTTTTTCCCACCTTATGTTACCGACCCCCAGAAAGCACCTTACTGCTTCTGGAAAACGTACTACACACCACAAGAACTAGAAAACAAAGTCGTCACCGATGGATGGAACGAGGACTTCGTTGATTATGTCATTGAAAAATATCGTGGCGTAAGTATTGACAGTATAGAACGTGAACAAGAGGGTCGCCGTAGCATAAGCCTAACGGACAATGCTTACGAGGCTGAGGAGTTAATTGAAATCTGTTACGGGTATCAGAGACTTATTGACCAAGAGGACGGTGCTGAGGGCATTTATTGTACCGTATTCCACAAGGAGTTCACTGGCAACGAAATTGTTCCTGGGTACGCTAAGTTTGAATTACTTAATGGTTACGAGGACTATCCAGTTGTAGTAACTAAATTATCCGAGGATAGCAAACGTCTTTACGACACCATGACTGTTCCCTCAGTTTTACGTGGGATTCAGAACCAAGTAAAAGTAGAGCGTGACTCCAGAGTTGACCGTAATAGTCTAGCTACCTTGCCTCCTATTCTGCATCCAGTTGGACAGGCTCCTACTGATTGGGGACCTGGTCGTATGATACCTTATCGCCGTAAGGGTGACTTGGACTTTGCTCCTACACCAGCTTATAATTCTGGTTCTGTTGAAATGGAAAACACTTTGACTCAACTAGCTGATAGATTAGTCGGACTGGATGAAACTTCAAGCATTAGCCAAATACGCAAACAGTTCCTTGTGGACAAGTTCCTTAGCCATACAGCCGAGGTATTACGCATGGCGTTTAAGTGCTTCCAGCGTTTTGGACCTGATGAAGTATTCTTCCAAGTTACAGGTATCCCCGATGCTCAGACAATGAACAAGGGTAACCCCGATGAAAACTTTGACATCATGATTAACTTCGATGTACAAGATACTGACCCAGAAACTGTTGAGAAGAAGCTTTCGCAGTTTGTTCAACTCAATGCCTTAAATGCAAATGGTAGACTTAATGTGGACTCCTTACTTGATGTTGCAGCTTCAGCTATTGACCCTGTTATGGCTAATGCAGTTCTGCAACCAGTTGAAACAGCACAGCAACAAGTGGTCAAGGATGTAACTGATGACCTAGCAAAAATCTTTGCAGGTATTGAAATGCCAGCTAGACCAGCAGGTGCTCAGATTGCAATGCAGGTTATTCAGCAGTACACTCAGCAACCCGATGTTGCTCAACGTGCTCAAGAAGATGAAGCCTTCCGTGCTCGCCTTGAGAAATACGCTGGTCAGTACACGTTCCAGATGCAACAAGCACAGAATGCTCAGATTGGTAGAGTAGGTACAGCACCTGCACAGATGGGTGATATTCAAACACAAGGAATGTAATGCCTGAAAAAAAACCAACCATTCGAATATTTCCTACCAAGCATCCTGCCGTTAAAAACAAAGATGGTAGTATCAGTAATGTAAAGATTGGTACGTTTTCCTTCGGTGAGGGGGATAAAACTGTTCATGTTTTAATTCCAACAATGGTTGGTGGAAAACAATTAAAAAACGAGGAAGCAGTAGATATTGCAAAAAAAATGGGTCTTGACCGTTATCCAAAATTTAAAACTCAAGAAGAAGCAGATGCTTATGCCAAACAAATTCATGGTAGTATCAGCGAACAAGGATTCCTTTTAAAATAATGGCTGATAATCAAACACCTCAGCAGTACGCAAAAAAGCGAGCATCTGAAAAAATGTTTGGATTTAAAATTCGTAACAAGCTATTTCCAGGTGAGGATAAATTTTTTCAAAAAAGACCAGAGGTTGCTGGAATGGCTACGGAAGATGGTTCAGTTATTATTAATCCATACAGTCCTCTTAGCCTAAAAGAAAAAAGTGCAGTAGCACAAAATGAGGCTTTAAGATTAAAAATGAAAAAGGATAAATTTAATCCAAAATTTAAAGTAACTCCAGAGCAAGAAGAATTTTTTAAAAATACTGAATATGCGGGCAATCCCACTGCAATGCGTCAAACTATTCTTGCTCGCATTTATAGTGGCGACCCTAGTGCTATGGCAACAGAGGAACAAAAGCAAACGCTTAGTAATTATTTATCAAATGTCAGATAATTTATCTCAAGCTGAACAGGCAAAGCGAGCCGAGACGTTAATGTTCTTTGATGAACTCTATGAGCAGACCAAACTCAATGAGGGTGAACGTGAAGAAGTGTACAAGGACAGTAAGGGTAATCCTACCATTGGCATTGGGTTCAATCTAAATGACCCAGACAACCAGAAGTTCTTGCGTGAAAGAAATGTTGACCCAGAGTTATTGATTTCTGACCAGTACAAACTCGCACCGCACTCCATCCGCAACCTGTACAACTTCAGTATGAAGAAAGCCATTAAGGATGCTCAGACCTATGACCCTGATTTATTTAAGAGACCACGTGCAGCACAGAAAGCAATCATTGATATGTCCTTTAATCTAGGGCTTACTAAATTAAATGAGTTCGTTGAGATGAAAAAGGCTTTACAGCGTAATGACTACAATGCCGCTGCGGATGAAATGGTTGATAGTAACTGGTACAAACAGGTTAAGACACGTGGTCCACGTATGGTTAAGATAATGCGTTCAGCCGCTAAATAATTTATGAATATCCAAGACGATATATCCAAACTACAAGACTACGAGGCATTTGCCCGATTTGTTAAGATGATTCACGAACTGCGTGAGGAAACAATACAGGAGCTTCACGAAGCACCAACAGAACAGATACAACAAGTATCAGGACGGATAATTACCTATGACCAAATAATCCAAATGGCTGGTTGGGAATTATTGAAAAAGCGATTTTCTGATTATATGTAACACCCTATGTTATAATCCGCTCATCGGCATCGCTCGCCGTTAATGAGTGGACAAATTATGACAGACGAAATCGAAACTGGAGACGCTGAACCAGTAGAAAATACAGTGGACAATACTAATATATCCGTCACGGATTTTGCTCAACGCAGACTTGGTGAGATGACTCCTAAAGAGGAAGAAGCTCCAATAGTTGAAAATGAGCCAGAGCCAGAGGAAGAAACCACGGAGGAAGTTGAGGCATCAACAGAACCCGAGGAAGAAACCGAAGGGACTGAATCCGAAGATGTTCTTTCACAGTTGGACCTGGACGATATGTCCGAGGAGGATTTGCGTGAACTATCTGAGAAACTTGGAAGTCGTGCCGTTGCAAGATTTGGCGAATTAACCGCTAAACGCAAGGCAGCCGAAGAGAGACTCGCTGCATTAGAATCACAGCTTAAAGAGAAACCTAATCCCTTAGAAAGCAATAAGAAGATTGAAAACAATCCTTTTAGTAATCTTGATTCAATTCAATCATTACAAGAAAAGGCTGCTGAAGTCGAGACTATTGTTGAATGGGCTGAGGATATTCTTTTTGAAAGTGATGGCTACGCAGCTGATGATGTAGTAACGGAAGTAGATGGTAAAGATTTGACAAAGGCTGATGTGCGTAAGTCCTTATTACAGGCACGTAAAGCACAGAAGACTTTCTTACCAGCACAGCTTAAAACACTTCAAGCACAAGAACAAGGTCAGCAACTTGCTGAGGCGTTCACTCAACGTGCTAAGGAGGAGTTAAGTTGGCTTGAGGGTGAGGACAATGATTTACGTAAACAATACGAAGCAACGATTGGAGACGAACGATTTAAGAAACTAAAAAGTATCTTGAATAAAGAGGCTCCTGACGTAGCATCACAGTTGGATTACTTCTTTGCTCATGCGACTAATAGTATCTACGGGCGTAAGCCAGTAACAGATACTAAAAAGTCCCCAGCGTTAAATCCCCCCAAGACAGGAAATCCATCCGCTGCCCAATCCGAAAAGGCTATGGGAAGAACTGCCAAGGCTCTAAAAGAATTAGAAGCCAGGTTCAAGCAGACAGGTAGTGCTAACGATTTCGCTGCACTTAGAAAACTTAAAATGGCTAATCGCCGCTAAACAATAACTCATTAATTATTTAACTATTATTTATAATGTCATTCTCAAATACATTCGACACAACTAATACTGGGTCAGGTGTTTCTAATCGTGAGGACTTGACCGATGTCTTGACTATCCTCGCTCCTGAAGAAACCCCGATTCTTTCATC